TTTCTGAATCTAAATATTCAAACTCAATTAATCTTACTTTGCTTTCGTCGGTTATATTTAACCCGCCGGCCTGGATCGTTGTTTCATAATATGACCCAAAACGTCTTTGTACTGCAGCTTGTGGTGTACACACAACATTTCGTAGCTTTCTAGCGCCTTTTCTATAGGCGTCAAAATCAACCTCGGCTAATAACTTAGGGTCTAACTCTCCAGCAGTGAACTTATTTGTTAAATATTTATAACTCACCATCCGCCCCTATTAGCAAAATTGCCTGAGTATCTTGCATTAACCCAAGGTGAGTTTGTTAGGGCTATATTTGGCCTACCCTGTGAATCTACAACCATAGCCTGCGCACGCCATTTTGTCATATCTGCGTTAAGTTGCGCTAATATTTTTGGATTGTCTGTTATTGCGGGCCCTACAGTACAGGCCAATAGGTAGCAAAAGTACATGATATAGGTGGGCGGTAAGAAGGATTCAGCAACTACCGCCCTATATTGCATTTGTAATTGTTGTGTTCCGGTAGTCCAAATCCTCTCCCCAAATACCTCATAGGGTACATTAGGGTATATCTGCCATATCGCTAGGCAATCAACGGGTATTTGATACGCCGTATTAAAGTACATGAAATCTGGGTCTACACCGGCTATCTGGGACAGCGTTTGAACCTTTGTCGCAAATCTCCAATTTGGAGACGCTAAATCAGCCGCTAGTGTTACATCGTAGATACCATCTATAACCGCTGCTGACTGGCCTCCAGCTGTTATGCTTTGTATCGGCGGAAAGCCTAATAAGGTAAGGGCTACACTAATGACATTTGTTCGATTATAAGGAATTGGCATCAGTATCCCTCCTGATTAGATGGCGCCCGGGGATAAGCCAAGCGCCAAGACGGTCAAACTACTAGAACGTTGTTGTTACAATGCTGTAACAAATATGGACGTCCACAGTACTTGTGCCAGTTGTAAAGGCTCCTGTCTGGTTGCTCAGATATAAACCTTTATTATTTGTTGCAGCAGCTGTGGCAGACGCTAGGGCTCCTACGGCACCTACAACGCCATCCGCTGCAAACGCATTAAATGTCGCGGCTGCTGTGGTTGCTGTAGCAGCTACACCTAATCCATTTGCGGTGTTGTCAAATTGCGCTGCAACAACGCCACCGGCTGCAAACGCTGCGCCGCCATAATCAACTTCGTATGTGATGTCATGAACGCGTATCATTTTATTAACGCCGGGCGCAGCTATGAGAACGAAAGGCGCTGCGTACATGCCGTTAAAATTAGCTGCTGTCATCGGCACTTTTACGTACTGAATAACATCAACTGCAATGTCATCAGAAATAATTGTGTTAGCCGCAATTTTTCCAGTCGTTACAGAATTATTATCCAAAATAGCCGTTGTTACCGCTAAAGCTGCAAGATTTGCAGTTCCAACGGCGCCAGCACCAACAGCAATAGAATACGCTGCAACAGTTACAACACCGGTAGTCGTATTAATAACAGTTACTTGGAAATAACCTACTTCAGTATCGTTATTCATTGAGCAGTAAATAACATCATTTACGTTCAATAAATTAATCGCATTATTAAAGTAGTCAGCCGCTGCAACAGTTGCAGTAATATCAGCGCCTGCATTATAGGTATGCTGATTAGGGGCCGTTAACGCAAAGTTAAGCGTTGCGACACCAAAATGATCTTTATTAAAAGCCATGATAATCTCCTTATTAGACTGATTCGTCGATGTCGATTTTTACGATACCCAGGTCATCAACTGCGACGGCACCGGCTTTGATGCGGCAATTAATTAACCAGCATTCGTACAGACCTTGCCATTGCATATCAGTTTTTTGAAGGTCAGATTCAGCATGACCAACGGCGTCATAGTTCCACGCGAAACATGTGCGAATATTACCGGCAATAGGTAATCCGCCTTCCAGCATCGTAGGGATAACAACAAACTTAATGTTCTGGACAGTACGGCCATCAAGACCTGAACCAGCGATTGGCTTGTAATCAACGTAGAACTGGTTGGTGATTTTATCTTCGCTCATCAACTGGCGTTGAGCAGCAGCTGAAATCGCACAAGTAACCATGCCACGACCAGCAGAATTTTCCGCCAGCATCTCTATCATTTGTTGAAACTTTGCGAAGGTAAAACCTGTACCACCATTTACGATAACGTTAGCGGTAGCGGATGCATCTAGTGCATCGATTCTGATCTGGTCACGACGACGCTTGATAGCTTTAACCATACCATCAGCGACTTCTCTTGCTGGGGCAAAGTTGACGTCAGTTTCTTCAAATATGTTAACAAAATCTGGCGCCGACCAGGGGCTAAGCGTAGCAAGGACGGGCTCAAATACCATGTTAAGGGGTGTAAGTGCTGCTTGTGGCGCTTTTTGCGTTGCAACAACTTGTGATGATTTTCTGAATTGCTCGACGTTTCCAACAACGCCCATTCTTTCACGGAATGTACCATCTAATAGGCCACCCATGGATTGAAATTTTGCATGTACATAGGCATCATATTCTATTTGCTTGACTAGTGTAATATCCACTTTATGTTCTCCAACTGAATTAAACTTACGTTCGTTCAATTGGCGTTACATGGACGGTATTACTATTATCGTCGGCCTATTCTTAGGCGTTATCCTTTCGGGCACCCGTTAACTAAAATATAAACCCAAAACAAGTGTATATCAACTTCTATCACGTTGAGCGGCTCGATGCATACGAGTTGACCACTCTTTACGATACGCTGGGTCTGTGTCATATCGGTCTACGTTTGTTACAAGCTCAGCTTTAAGGGAGCTAATTGTTTCATAGTTATTCGCCATCGCCATAGATTGAGTGGTAGGGACGGCAGACATATTGGTGTTAGACATGATGCGATTGAAGACTTTGAGGTCATCGGCGGTTTTGATCCAACTAGATACAACTTCGGTTTCCTCAGGTTTGAAGTAATCCTTCTGCCAATTCTTGTATTCATTTAGTATGCGCTCTCCATCTGGACCTAGTTTTTTAATCTCTTCATCAATCGTCATAGCTTTTTGCGCTTCTTCTAAGCTAATCATCCGGCCTAATAACGTATTAACCGTATCTTGGTTCATCCCTTTTTCTTTGCCAACTTCGGCAATCATTTGGACGATTGGATCTGTTTCATCTATCTCTAAACTAGTAAAATCGTATTTCTCTGGCGCCCCCGTGAATCCACCTAATTTTTTTTGTAATTCTGTATATGATTTACCAATATCTGACGCTCTTTTAAATTGTGAAGGCATCCAGTCTGGTCGCTCTCCCTGACCTGGCGTCTTATCATCTATATACCAAATGGGTTCCGCGGTTCCCACTGTTACCGTAGTTGCTTCACTGGTTACTATATCTGCTACTGTATTATTATCGGTCATCTTATCCCTGCCTTTGTGCTTTGTTGACTACTGTTCGTAGCATCCTAATAAATTTGTTTTCGCCTTCTCTCATTGCTGCGTAATTGTCTGGCGCCCCTAGAACTACAACGGGTTGCCTTAAATACATATCGTCTAGATAGTCCAGCAGGTCTAGCCCAGCCGGGTTAGCAAATACAGCAATGATTTTATTAGACATAGAATCATGCAGCTCTTTGTGCTCATCTTTTGGCTTTGTATCTAATGCTGAAAATACATTTACTGGCTTATGAAATGGATTCAAATCTGACCTTCCTGCGCATTTTGCGACCCGCCTTGAGCTTGAGCTTGCTGGGCTTCTTGTTGGGCTTTCTGCATCTCTTGTGCTTTCTTCATCTGAATTATTAACTCTTGTTCTGACTTAACCATATCTAGATTAACTTCGAGCTTGCGCGCTGCCCATGGTGATACGGATTCCATATTATAGAACCCTTGCGCCATCTCTGGCCCGAATAATCCCTGTATGAATTGGATATGTTGCTGCAGCATCATGACTTCTTGTTGACCTTCAGAGGCTACTAAAGGCGTCACATATTTAACGGCTATTACTTCGCCATCTATCTCTATATCCGTCCAATGCCCTTTGCGTCTTAATACTTCAATTACTCTTTCTACTAAGGGATCAAAAAGCTCTTTTTGTACGCGTGAGAATTGAGCGGATGCGTTTTCTAATATCTGACGCTGACGAGCAATAATCTCGGTAGCCGTTTTGTCGGGCGAGTCTATCGGCCCGAAAGGGTCTGTCAGTAATATTTTATTGATTTGGTCTCTGAGCTCTTGTACGACTAATTGAGCCCACTGAATGTTTCCGGCTTGCGGCATTGGCTGTATTGGCCATGTTCCTGATGCTGTTGGAGCAACGGTCAAAATAGTATTCGGAATCATTCTGAAATTGTTTGGATTAAAGACGCCGTCATTAAAACCCATATACATTGGAAGGGCTGAAAAGTTGGCGCTCACTATCTCGTCATAGATAGCTTGGTTTATAGTCCCCGCCGCGGCAACGGCGTCCATTGCTGGGCCTCTACCGTATACTTCACCGGATAACTTTTTGACTCTAAATCCAGTAAATGGGCTTGTACGGTCTTTCCTTTCATAACAAATGGTTTGGGTGTCCGCGTGTATGACGCAATATTGCCACCCTCCGTTTGTGTAGTCTCTAAATGAGGTTTCGTAAACGGTGATATGAGTGACTTCATCTTTATCCTTTTTAATAAAATCAGGTATCTTAAATTTAGGCCACATCACTTTTGCGTGCTCTAAAGGTAATTTAACCCAGTCTCTATAGTAGGCATCAAAAGTACCGTATGGGCCCTCATCTGCATATATAGCATCAGGTGGATTAGAGGCAAATATTAACGGGTCTTCAGGGCTTGGACCTTCATTTGTCGTTAAGAATCCGGTCGATACAACCATATCCATAAAACATTCATGAATAATACTTTGAAAGTTAGATCCATGGATGTATTTGAAGAAAGAATCGGTTAGCTTTTGGAGTGCTTTGGTAACTTCATCTATTTTTTCTTGTCTTACAGCTGTGCCTGGCACAAAGTTAAGCCATTTTTTACCGGCTGGCACCATCGCGTTAACCATACGATTAACGAAAACATCAGTCGCATGTGCAAGAGTGAGGTCAAACACATACGAATTGATATCCGTTCCCTGAGTGTCGAAATTGCCAGGGTTCTCCCCGATTGGTCGGATATCAAACACGTTGCGATTAGGTTGAGACAGTCTGTAAGTTTTTTGGAGTAAGTCGCCCCACAACTGCTTTTTTGTTAGCGCTTCCTTGCGACGCTTTAGTATCCACGCTACAGACTTATCCAATTGTCGCACTCCCTTCTCCGGGTGCTGATGCTGGGCTAAAGTATGATGCTGCACGCCTAGAGCGCAAGCCACGTAATACTAACTTTTGAGCTTTGTCTCTCTCTTTCTTTGTGCGCGCCTCTAACTCTTTGCGCTGCACATCAGTTTCAGCCGCCATAATAAGTGCATTACGCTCTACCTTCTTAGCCTGTTTCTTGGCTGTACGGCCCAAGATGCCTGAAAACAAACCCATGATATCTACTCCCTAGATGTCTATGTGAAAGATTATCTCTCCCGGCTTGTCGATCGGTCGCTTATCCTTTCCGATGACTATTTTTATTACCTTAGTCTTGAGTATAGCGTCAGATAATGCAAACAATCGCTGCTTAAGGCTCTGTTTTTGCATGGATACCATCCATTACTACTTGCAAAGCCTCTCTACCATCAATAGGCATAAGGCATCTTTGGCAAATATATGATACCGCTCTCTGTCTGTCAGATTTAACAATCCAGTTTGACACTATAAAATTGTGGTCCCCGGCCTCGCAACCAATCGGCTTGCGTATCTTTGCTTTCAATTCTGTCACCCCAGTTGCCTTGGAACATATCCTGTCTTAATTATACCTTTCTGAGCCATCTCTGTGGCTCCCATGCTGTAAGGATTTGATGCAGCGCTAGAACTATATCCAATGACACATGACATCTTAGGCCCATTTAGTACTTTAACATATGACCATGACGCCTTTGTTTTGCACAGTTTGATTGAGTATCGGTCAAGTTCGTCGTCTGGGTCCAGCGAAATATGTAAATCAATTGCGCCAGCAAGGCTACCAAGTATGAAATGACACTGAGGCCACACATCATAACCAACGTCCGATATATATCTCTGTAATCTGAACTCCATCTCAGCTCTATTTGTGTATGTAAATCCACGCAAATCGTTATTGGCTTCTTGTAGCTTTTTAGCGACCGCATTGTGAGGATGGAAATAAAATACGCTCATATAACTTACTTATCCCTGTTTTATTTTATTACTTAGTCTAACTCATAGCACGTTAGGTGCGCAATTGGAGATATGGAGGTACCTACTGCCCTACCTATATCGAACTGCCCCCCTTACCAGATTAATGAGCCATATAAATTACTTATTTCGTGCTGCTTTTTGAATGCTTCTTGGTCGAATGCCGCAAGCCATCCAAGCGCCATTGTTTGCAGGGAGTCTGCCCCGTGACTTGCTTCGTTATGCTTTGGTTGACTACTGTGCTTATTATTTTTTTCGTTAAATTCAGATCGATATTCTGACAAGTGCTTTAAGCCTAATCGACATGTGCTTTCATTGAATCGCAATCTTGGAAATATATATCTAACGCATGATATCCCGTGAAGCTTTTTAGAGGGCGCTTTAACCGTCCTAAATATAACACCATGCTCTCTAGCTTCATCCTTTCTAGACTTACCGGCTATTAGCTCATGATTCTCTATATCGTGAGGCCCCCAGTGTGTAGAGTATCTGCAATTCCATTGTCGCTGCTTCTGTTTAAGAATGTCACAGTAGAATGATATTTTCTTTTCTCGATTCTCATAATAATCGATCATATAGAGTGACTCTTTGTAGTGCTGGAAAAACCAAATAGATGTTGAGTCATCGTATCCAAGGTCCCACGTTGTATACACTGGGTATTGCGGGTCGACCGGGAATACCCCTATCCTTCCTTCTCGTCTTGCATCTGTGAGACATTCGCCATAGTATGCACCTCTAATCGCTGCATCAAAACTTCCATAATACTCTTGTAGTATGATTGATTCTGGCATCCCGTTTCTGCGCTCGGCATCTATATCGACCTGTGTAATTAGCGGAAATCCGTTCGCGTCACATGTGTCATTTATAGTTAAATTAGTAACGAGCCAGTCCGGATTGTTTTTTTGCTCGTTATACATCTCGCCCATATGGTTATAAGCCCTTGGGGTCCCTATGAATAACTGCCATCCGTGATTGCGCGTAATCATTGGCCTCATAGCGTCAACAGCCGATGGGTTGGTGTCCTGATATTCTGACCAAACTATTCCACACGCGTTAAGTCCAACCATTCTTTTATAGTTGTCTGAACCAGTGATGTAGATAATAGAGCCGTTAGGGAGTTTAATTGTTTGTTCTGAGCCATTAAATTTAGTCTCAAAAACTTTTGGTATACGCTCGATAAGTCTCGTACCATCTTCGCCTATGGTGTCCCATACAACACGTCGACTTTGACCAATAGTCGGCAAGTAATACAGATATATCCCTCGCCGATGTAGTGCTGCACACCATGTTAAATTAAACGCTTCAAAGTCTTTACCGAATCGTCTATGCGCAATCCGTAAGAAATTACGTATCCCGCGATTAAAGAAAGCGTCAAATAATGGGATTTGTTGAGGGCGGAGGTTTACACACTCACTTAATTTTATTATTGTCATCTGGCTCGCATTCTGCCATCTCAGCATACGCAGGACGCGATATAGTCGCGGCGTTCATTGCTGCTAATGCTCTTTCTAGTTCTGCTATTCGCAACATAAATGCCTTATCTGACGTATGACCAAATCGACCCGATACAATAAATTTATAAAGGTTTGTGTCAAATTTAGTCGTTCCGCAATCTTGATCATTATGTATAACCAAATGATTTCTAGCCTGTTCTAGCCACCACCCTTCGGCTATTCGTTTCCCCATTTTTTTTGCTTCTGCCATAGCGGGATATGTTTTACACCATGTACCTAACGTTACGTCAGAAACCATCATATCTCGACAAAACTCGGCTGTAGAGCCGCCCTTTCTACAGTGCTCTATGTAAAGTTCTGGCGTATTCGCTTGATATTTAGTCGCGGTTTTTGTATTTATTTTGGCCATACTAAGATTGTATCCCAGTGTAACAGCACAGTATATACGCCATCTTACTTACTGACCTATAACGATATTGGTGTTTCGTAGTAGGTCAGTTATTAACTAACCCCAATATATTGTTAAGCCTATCATCATATAATGCAAAATCGGCTTCATAGTCCTTAATCAAATACGCATTAACAACCGCTTCAGCTTCTTCGGACCCATAGCAAAGCCGTACGCTATTCCCGGCCTCGATAAGCTTTACCATAAATTCTTTTTGAGGTTGTGTAAGCGTTCCCTTTGGCTTGCCAGTCGTTCCTTTGCGTTTCATTTCGATATATAGCGCGGGTGATGAATTATTTCGAGATACCCTGATAACAGGAATGCAAATATCTGGGACGCCAGATTTAACCCCTTCTTCCCTTAGGTTGGCCGCCGTCATGGGTGAGCGATAGCCGCCATTAGGCACTGCGTAAGCCACCCCCCATACCTTCGGGTGCGCTACCTTTAACCATCTGAAAAACCAAACTTGTTCAGTGTGTTCGCTGCTCGCATCCATGATTTGCAAATTCTTCCTTGTACTTGTCATGAGTCCGTCTCATAAATTTTTCAAAAGTTTCGTCTGTTGGGATATCCATGTCATCGAACAATGATATTAACAGCAAAGATGAATATGTTGTTATCTCATGTATAAATACAAACATCTCATCGTCATTTTTACATTTTTCTGTCGCGATATTACGATAAGATTTTTTAAAATCTGAAATTAGTTCCATCATTTTTTCATGGTCTACGTCACAATTCATATTTTTTTCCCATAAACGCTAGATTTAACCCATCTTTCGTATTCTATTTTAGCCATTGATGCTCTATATTCGTCATCATGTCGCAATTTAACTCTTTCGACTTCGTTAATATTCTTAAATTTACAACCCGCTTTTAATAATCTTTGATTTAACACGATAATAATATCGAGCAATTCGTTTGCTCGCATATCAATAAATTTTTGATTAGTTGATAATGATAGATTTTGGTACGTCTTCATTAATTACTATACTCATTCCGTGTTTTAGTAATAACTCGTCCATTAAATGTTTAAATACACTAGTCGGTGTTTGATTATCTAAATACATTGCTGATGTTAACAACATACTTGATAAATGTCGCGTCACATTCTGTGTGATGTATATGCACTCAGTAGGGTTATAATCTTTTCCAAAAACCTCTTTAACATATCTATCCATATATCTTTTAATTACCCTATCTAATACGGTCTTTCTAGATTTACTGATAACCTCAGGGATAATGGTATAATTATTTGTCATTGTAAGCCGTTCCCCAAGATTTGACAGGTTGTAATACTTTCTTGAATTGATTGATATTGGTTACGTTAGATGTGTTATGTGCTGATAGATATTCGATAGTGAGCGCAGATTCTTTTATGCGATATTCTACCATTGCCATATAATTAGCTTGTCGACTTAGTTTTGGGTCGTAGGTAGGGTAAACTATCCCATGTTTCTTGAGATACGCTACTGCACGCTCTGCACAGATTTGCTGTAAGCTTTTTACGTCCATGTGCCATCCTTTGTCTGATAGCACATTATGGCATATAGGCCCTACGCGACGCTACGCTCAAAGTCCGCCACGAACCGTTTATTTTCGTATAGCTCACGATGCATAACGTCCATCACGCGCTCAAAGGACGCTATGACTGCTCTGGATTCCTCTACCATCTCTTCAATGCTCTTAGAGCGTTTCTGTGGAATATACGTTGTTGTGTTAATCATAGGGTGCTCTTAGTTAGTTGGTACTGTTATGTTGCGCATTTTGCCATGAGTCTCGTAAGAGATCAACTATTAACTTATAATTGCCGTGCGCGTTGTACCTATTCCTTTAGCCACGCGTATTAGTCGCTTACCTTAACTTTACCACGTTCTTTTATATCATGATAAATCCCAGTGGCATGGTCTAGATATCGCTGGGTTAAATCTTTCTTCTGACAAAAATTATCGCCTCTTGGATGATATTTGGCCATAAATTCTTGATGGTAGCGCATCTGTTCGTTTGCATATAATTGTTGCTTTGCATATAGCTCGATATTTGTTAACCCACCCATGTAGCAAGGATACTTTATATTTTTTTCAAGTAATTTTTTTTTCGCATATTGTATCGCCATTTCATTTAATTCTTGTGATTTTATCGTCCCTTCATAGGTTGATGAACAATTTATAGGCCTGCCAGCGACAGATTTACCACTTTTTGAATCATCAATGTAACTCATTTTTTTTAACTTCCATTCTCTAGTTGCATAGCTAAACTTGATCGCTGAGAATTATATTCGTTCGTTTTAACGTATCGTTCTTTTGGCGTTAATGAATGATCAAAAATCGGGTCTTCTATGCCCTTGCTAGCTAATATCTTTGTTGCCTGTGCAAGAGCGACTGCTTTGTCAGATATTGTACAAGCCCTACTATATGCGTTAGCAGTCTGCTTACTATTGTCCATATCATCCTCCGTGATGGTTGGCAAAATCTTTGTTATATATCCGCCTCGATTTTTAATGCCTGGAGCATCGCTCATCTTGTAAGCCTTTTCGACTATAGCCTCCCCATACATGCGTATATGCCTTTCAGCTAACGCTGTGTGTGTACGCAATTTTTCTAGTTTTGCGATTAATTCTTTATTGGCTGAAGATGTGATTACCTTATCAGCCTCTTTTTCCCCTTCTGTTCCCCCCTGAGGCGAAGCTGATAAATCATTATCATCACGCTCGCGTATATGATTATGATCCTTATTAACTTTAGTTAATGGGGAGTTAAGACTACATGACACATTGTCACTTTTGAACGGCAACTTAAATTCATAACCAATAAGACTATAATGATTTCTTGATGTCCATACGCAATCCTTTAAGATACGAGGGCCTCGCTCTTTAGTGATAGCGCCTTTAATAGCCAATCTATCTAGAACCCTGATGACTGTACGATAGGATAACGTTGATACATGGATGTCTTTCAGTAGCGTTAGAATAGTTGGACGTCCAACCCCAGTTATAGGATCTGTTTGAAAAGCAAGGGCATTTAAGACTGATAACTCATTATTATCTAAAGCTAACCTTAATTTAGTTTCCTTTATCCATTCCCGTTTTTTGTCATGAGATGTAATAAAGTTTTCTTTCGATAGCCGTCTATAGGGTTTGTTGTCAGGATCTTGATATTTATTATTGCATTTAGGCAGGTAGCTATTGACTGGGATTAATCTATCGGGTATCTTTGCGAACATTAGAGCTTACCTTTTATTCATGGACCGATGGAAGCGCTATCAATCTTCGGCCGCGAAACTTCGGATTGATGGCGCTGAACTTTTTTAAAACTTGATTATCCTATCAGATAACCCTAAAGATCTTAAATTTTTCTATATACTGTCTATACCTGAGTCATCCCAGGTACTGCCCTGCTTTGGTGTGAACAGCGATCGCAGGGCTTTTACTACTCTTCTACTTTAACAGCCGACGATATCTTATCAATCAAAGCATCTTCGATAAAAATCGAAGGCGATGTCCTGAGCCGACGTGCTTCAGCCCTAATCTTTTCGAGCAACTCTGCACCAATCCTAATGCTAAATTGACGGCGCGATAAATCACGCTCTCTGTAAATCATCCTGTTATCTGGATAAATAGATGCACTTTCCATATTTCCTCCCATTTTAGTTGACATGTGATTTCAATTTGCTATAATGAGCCTATCTTATCATAACAAAGAGGAGATAGATAGGTGTATTACGACAGACGCGAGCCAGATGACAGAGATGAAGACAGCAGAGAGGCCCTAACATGCCTTCCAGGACACGAAGACGATCATTATTTAGTTGATTGCCCTGACAGAATAAAAATTGGTAAGTTAGAGCTCAGATCGGCTTCTAACGAATATGGTGTACTAACTAAAAACTTAAGGACCCCAAAATGAACCGTTCAGAATCAATAGTTAATTTAGCTAAGTCTCTTAGTATATTTCAAGGGGAAGTTTATAACCCTAAAAATAACATACAGGCGCATCAATATGATTACGCAAATTTAGGGCAGATATTGGAAATAGTAAGACCTATGTTGTCTAGCCAAAAATTATCTTTAGTACAATGCCCGGAGGTGTCGGGTAATGAAGTTTTGCTAGAAACTGTTCTATTTCACGAATCCGGCGAATTCATTTCAAATACGTTAAAAATGCCGATTGGAAATGGACAAAATAAAGCCCATGCAGTAGGTAGTTCGATAACTTATGCTAGACGTTATGCCTTGATGTCAATTCTGGGACTTTTTGGTGAAGATGACTGCGGAGAAGGTGGCACAGGGTTTGGAACAAAGAAAGAAACGCCAAAGGCTGCTCCTGCGCCCTCTGCTCCACGTCCTGAACCTACCCGATTACCGACGCCACCACAACCTAGCAAGGAAATGCTCGAGGCTATTAATTGCCTAAAAGAACATTATGAAGATGATGACAAGCTCGGCTCTATTGATTTTTTTGAGTCTTTCGCTGAATCTGAAAAGAAGGTTATCTGGAACCATTCAGAAAACCAGGTAAAGGTCTGGTTAAAGAATGTTATGGATAATCGACCAAGTGGGCAGTAATGTTTAGCGCAATTATACAAACATGTGCAAAAAGCATGGGTAAGAATGAATTAACCTGGGGGTTAATATGGTACCCCGTTTTATTTCAATGTGTTGCCTGTCTATTTTTTGCATGGGTTCTTTAAAATGGAGGATGTTATGGATAACATCAAAGATGCTGTAAATGAATTGTTGGACGAAGCTGATGAGTGTCTACCAAAAATAATAATAATAAATGATCACGGCATGACAAAAAAATTAGAAAAATACATTGATTTATTGCCGGAAATTCCAGAGCCGTTCTCAATAAATAAAAAAGAGAAAATTAATTCAAAAAAATCTGCTTTTTGTTGTTGCTTTGCAGATGATGATGAAGAGCCAAAAAAACATAAATACAAGAGGAAATAAAATGGCAGGTGTTAATAAAGTAATTCTAATAGGAAATGTGGGAAAGATAGATATCCATGAATCGGGGGGGCGTCCCCCGGTTGTTAATCTATCTTTGGCTACATCGTCTAAACGCAAATCTGGCGAGACAGGCGAGCAGATAGAGATAACCGAATGGCATAACGTCGTAGCTTTTGGTAAGCTTGCCGAAATTATTAAGGCCTACGTAATCAAAGGCTCTAAGGTCTATATCGAGGGTAGTCTCAAGACTGAAAAATATGAGAAAGATGGCATTACAAGGTATACAACTAAAATCATAGCTAATAATATGCAAATGCTAAGCGGTAAATCAGATGCAGCGCCTAGTGAACATAAGCAAGATAATTCTATACCGTATGACTTTGGAGATTCGCTACCATTCTAAGGAGAGAAAAATGACAAATGATAAAGGATTTTCAGGCCGTGTGGCTTCATCATTTGGTAAAGAAAAATATGATAAAAAGAAACTGAGAAGCAAACAGTTAAATATAGCGCTAACAGTGTCATTAATATTGCTAGTATTTACTATTTTCTTCCAAGGGTGTCAGAGAGACCCGCTTAAAACGCGTGCACAATTTAAATGTGAACGAATTAATGATTATGAGGTGGTTTGTAAAAATGGATAATGCGATAACGAAATCAAATGATATTCTAAGGGCTGCAAATTTAAATCTTGCATTATTAGTTAAAAATATAGAAAAAACAAAAATAATAGGATTAGAACGAAATGAAATTAACTCAACGCTTACAATGGTCGTATCAGGACAATGTCTCAGATGTTACCTGATGGGGGACGGTATAACGGTTGAAGAGAGTCTTGCTTATGCAAATAAGATTATTAACTTATGTCTAAACGAAATTGGGTTTAAAGTTAAGGTGTCAAAAATAGATGAATAGAAGGTTAATAGATTATGTAATATGTAAAGATAAGGAAGACATGAGTTGGTATATGGACAGCGAGCTGGGATGTAAAAATGTAAGTTGGCAGGTATCAACTTTATTAAAAAAAGGGTGGGAATTATACGGTAAGCCTTTTATTTCTAAAAAGCTTATTGTTGAAGAGACAATGCATGCATATATTCCTGTCATATGCCAAGCAATGGTCTTGTACGATGACAGTACGCCCCTTGAGGCCACGTGTTGTATAGACAAAGAGAAAAATAACGTTGAATAAACCGTACTATACACTCACTTCCAATAATATCCATTATCGGAATCGTAAAGGAAACTAACTAATGCACCAAATTATGAAATTTGAAATATCTGATGAAGGTAATGCCGGAGAGTATGTTTTTGTATTAAAAAATTCAGATGGAAAGTTTGCAATTGAAACCGTTACAAATGGAGGTGACCCCCTAGATATCAAAATAATTGAATATGACAAAATTTCGCTAGCAAAACAATTTCGATTAATGGCTAACTTTTTGGAAGATAACTGATGCATAAAAGTATGAAATTTGAGATAGGCGATGATTGTGAAAACGGTGGAGAGGCTATTTTTAAATTAAAATTTAGCAAAGGTAAATACATATTTTATCTTTGCGAGTTAAATGTAAATATATATGAGAAAGATAGGATTAATGTAGCTAAACAATTCCGGTTAATGGCTGACTTTTTAGAAGATGATTAATGCTTGACGATTCTTTACACGAACACCAAGAATTAAAAGAAAAATACAAATTATTACAAAAGAAAATTAAAGAATATCAATTTATATCAGATGAAATGCTTAAAACATTAGAATTATTAACAGATCAATATAACTTAGCATGTAAATATATTAAATCTTTAGAAGATTTAAATGCTGCGTTACTTTCCCGGAGTTAAATCAATATTGATGGATTTATCGGGCAAGTCAAGCAACTTTTCTATTTCAACATCTAAAATTTGTTCGGCCTCTTGCTCGATTGGATTGTCTTTTCCAAAATATAAAGATGACCCATATCCGATAATCGCACATAGCGCTAAAGCTGATACTAATATAATCATTTTTGTAATCCCGGATAAATCTTTTGGCGGTGGTAAATCTGTCATTTTTTTACCCCATCTATTAATTGTTTAAATATAATTGTATTTTGTGCAACGTCAGCCTTTCCACCCCGATTGTACCATTTTGCGTGATATTCCGCCATTGCGATTGCATCATTCCAACAGGGTATACAGGGCTTTGCATTGAGATAGCGTACTCTGCACATGATTGCAGCATAACGCATGTTATAGACCAGCTGCTCATCGCCGGGTAAACTGCTCATCTCACAAGCGTTTAGGATATTAGCTTTAATCTTTATATTGCGCGGTTGGTTTAAATATTGTTTTAGAAATAAATGGGTCTGTGGCTCAACCTGAAAAAAACCAAGTGCTATGCCAGGATTCTGACTTAGATATATATATCCAGATTCTACATATCCAGTCCCTGATACCAACATTTCAGCCTCGCTTGACCATAGGTTGCAAGCCTTTAATGCAGGGCGTATAACGCGATTCTTCATTTGCATATGAAATATCATTGATTATTAAGCGGTCCTGCGCCAGAATAGTTAAATGAAAATAATATTAAATTGTTTATACTGCAATAAAGAATATACTAGAAAGCCCTCTCATGTATATAAGTCAAAGTGCTGCTCTAGATACTGCCATTCAAAATGTACGATTGCCATAGAAAAAATTGAAAAAAAGAAATGCTTATCATGCGATAATATTATATTTGACAAACCATCTAAGATTGACAAAAGAAAATATTGCTCTTCTTCATGTTTTATGAAAAATCAAAATAGAAATCCATTAAAAATACCTGAAAAACATAATGTATATAAAAATGGAAGTGGAATATATAGGGAACTTGCCATAAATCATTATGGAAATTCATGCATAAAGTGTGCGTCAAAAGATAATATAGAAGTTCATCATATTGATGAAAATAGAAAAAATAATAATATGGATAATCTAATGGTTTTATGTAGAAGTTGCCATCATTTCCAACATTCAAAGCATAAATCTAACAAAGTTTGCCCTGTATGCAACGTAACATTTTTTAAAAAATCACGCCCTAATGCAATATATTGCACAAGAGCATGTTTTAATAATAAAAAATCAATATAATTATTTGTTTAGATTAAACGGTGCGCTGGTCTTATGAGTATCGCCAGACCCTTCCTTAACACTAGGCATCTCGCTACGTACAGGCTGATTAGAGCCCTTTCCGCCACGGTTATTATCTCCGCCCTTATTTGGGATAGGATCTGATGTTAACGAATTTCCTTTAGGTGTGGGTATCATTTAGCAGCCCTTCCCTTTTTTACCTTTACCGCCTTTATCGCCCATTCCTTTCATACCTTTTGCCATTTTATTTTCCCTTCTTTTTAGATTCACGTTGAACACTATAAGCTATTGCTTCCGCCTGCTTTACTGGTGCGCCCGACTTTACTTCTTTTTTAATATTTTCTTTAAATGCTTTCTTACTTGGACTTTTTATAAGTGGCATATTATTCCCTTATTAATTTTTATAACCATACAATTTAAACGTACCCTGTAGAATATTACCAGAGCTCATTAAAAACCGTAATGATGTCCAAATGGTTGCGCCTGTATGGCGACCATTACTTATATATGTTGCCCAAACCAACCCGGTAGTTTTATAAAATGCAGTACTCATCATGCTTTTATAGTTTGATGCATTTTGCGTATTTAAAAAGGTTATTTGTCCTGACAAAACCTCAACTGTTGACGCAACAGATTGAGCTATACCAAAACTTGTTGTCGGATTTGTCCCTCGTGACGGTCCGCCATTATACCAACCAGAATAAACACCGGCATACACCGTCGCTAAATAACTTACCGGATTACCTGTCCCTGCCCGGCATAATAAATTAGCAGCACTATTACCAGCTAGCATATTTTCAATAGTTACTAAATAATTATCAAAACCAGCACCCAAATATTGATCAAAATCTAGCGTTGCAACATTGCTAGCTGTCGCACTTGCTAAAAATATAATAGATCCCGCTGAGCCGTCTACTTCATATCCAATGGTTGGACTAGCTGGCGTAAGCGAGCTTAAAACTCTTCCGGCCGTTCCATATCCCAATTGATGAAAATCACTAATTATTTTTGACGCGCCAACTTTTACATTGTCCGAGCTAAATATATCTGTTTCTAACGTTGTGTCAGACATCTATTTTGCCTAAAATTAAATTTGCATCGCCATCAAATGTGTCTGGGTTATGACCATGTTTTGCGCATAGCTCAACGTGTTCATTCCAATAATTATGAGCATTTTGAAATTCTTGATGCGCTAAATCAAATGCCGCTTTTTTGCTTTCAATTAATTCTAATCGCTCTTTTCTTTTTTGTCTTATAAATTCTGGCCCGCTCTCTATTAACCACTCGTGCTCTTCTTCTTTTGAATGCATTTCTGGCAATGCAACATCATGCATAGCCCAATGCTTTAAAATTGAGGCCTCTTCCAGCGGATGCATATCGATATCCAATTGATTAATAAAATCTTTTCTCTTTTCTTTGTGAGAAAAAGAACCATCTTCATTAAATATGTCAACCTCATAATCATTGAAATAACCAGCAATTGTTTTTTTAAGTGCCATTAGTTTTTATACCCATATAATTTATACACGCCGCTTGTTATATTCCCCGTGCTCATTGAAAACTGAATTGATGTTATCGCATTTGCTGTATCTTTCCAAGCTGAGCCGCATATTGTTGTTGTATATCCAGATGTTACATCATTTAAAAAGTTAGTCGAAGTGAAATCTTTATGATTTGTCGCACTATTGCAATTATAAAGTTGCAACATTGTACAGCCTACAAGATTTGCGGTTGTTGTATATTTTAACGGCGTACATAAATAGACCGTTGTTGTATCGCCAGCACCAGTTATTTGCGTTGCCGATGTAAACTTAGTGTAAAAACCTTCATAGTTTGTTGCTTGATAAGTTGGTCCCGCCCCAGTTCCTATCTGAAATCTATGCGTTACCGATGCAGATGCTGATAATATATTTTCAATTAAAATAATATAATTATCATACGTCGCGCTTAAATTATTTGCAAAGCTCACTGTTGCGCTAGCGGATGCCGTTGCTGTTGCTATAAATGTCAGCGAACCTGCCCCACTGCCAGTTTGAAATGTGGGCTTAACGCCATCCCCGTTAGATGTAAAAACCTGCCCCAAAGTGCCATACCCTGCTTGATGCAGGGCATTTACTAAATCAGAGCTGCCTAAGGGCAAATTATTAGCATCATAAACTATGCTCATTATTCTTCAGTCCATAAAAAATCAACAATCACAGAAAGGCCCGCTGGTAATGCAGCGCCTGCAAAATTAACTGTCAATCCTTGAGCTACACCGCTCAAAATAACCGGTTTAGATAGTTCAAACGAACCATCGCGTGGTATCAACTGGATTATAGATGCTGATGTACCTGTGGATAAAATCGGCGCGTAAACATTAGATACGCTTATATTACCAACTGTTGCGCCCAGCCCGGCAGGATTAACTGTATAGCTTAATATGGTTGCGGTTGCTGTATCAGTAGATACAAATGGGACAATTGTTGGCGCTGCGGATGTACCACCGGTATTAACAGCTGATCGTTTAATTAAATAAATTCTATTAACGCCGGCTGTTGTTTGTGTTGTAGATACTCTTATACCATAAACGTAAACCGTTTTGCTGGCGCTACCATAAATGGTCGCCATATCCGTTGGCGTGGCAGGCGGCGTAAATGGTGTTGTTGATACACCAAATGTTGATTTACTTTGTAGTGCTATAGCGCGGCCTGTTGAGTCATATTGCTCTACACGTCCCGCTTTGGATGTTGCGCCGATTGTTAATAGATCTGTGCTAGCGCCTGATTGGATAATTGCCATTTAAAAAACCCTCTAACCGTATGTATAAAACACTTTGTATTTACCGTAAACAGGCCCCTGCAATGACCTAATAAACAAGCTAAACGTTCCCGCAGCAGGAACAGCATAATAATAAAATGATTCCATCTGTATCTCGTCAGCATTTCTACCCGTTGGGGTATTGCCTGATATCGAAATAACAATCTTACTTCCTGCTACAACGCCGGCATCGGTAATTGTAAATGATGATTCTGTTAACGCCGTTGTAAAATCAATTTCCGTTTCTTTAAAAGTTCCACCACCCGTAATGGCGTTAACATAAGCAGTTGTTGCTAGCTTTGTTGAGTTGTCATTAGGTGCTTGCGTTGTCCCAGTAACATCAGACGCGAGTACACATGTAGGCGTGTTATTAGCGGTTAAAGTGATAAACGGGGTATCTACTGCGCCGTCTACGTCTCGCGCTGATATAACCGTTGTCTGTGCTGCTGTAGTGCCTGTTTTAATTTCTAATGCATATAAATCTTGCCATCTTTTTGCGGCCGTTCCCAAATCATCAGTATTGTCGGTATCTGAAACCAGACTCGTATTTATTGAAACTGCTACCAGATTATCTAACGCTTTGGTTGCTCCGGTTCCCGCCGCTGCTGCCGCTGCTGCATCTGCGTACGCCGTAGTTGAAATCTTTGTAGAATTATCATTAGGCGCTTGAGTTGTTGCTGTTACAGCTGACGCGAGTACGCATGTAGGTGTATTGTTAGCTGTTAAAGTAATAAACGGCGTGTCAGATGCACCGTCAACATCTCTCGCTGATATAACAGTCGTTTGCGCTGCTGTTGTTCCGGTTTTAATTTCGACAGCATATAAATCTTGCCATCTTTTAGCCGCTGTACCTAAATCGTCAATGTTGTCAGTATCTGATACCAGACTTACGTTAATTGCAACTGATGCTAAATTGTCTAATGCTTTGCTAGCGCCCGTTGTTAGAACCTGCGCATCTACGTAAGCAGTTGTCGCTAATTTCGTTGAGTTGTCTGACGCTGCCTGGGTAGACCCCGTCACACCATTCGCTAGCACACACGTTGGGGTGTTATTAGCTGTTAAGGTAATAAACGCTGTATCTACTGCGCCATCAACGTCTCGCGCTGATATCGTTAATGTATCTGCGGCTACAACACCAGTTTTTAATTGTATGGCATACAAATCTTGCCAACGTTTTGCCGCTGTTCCTAAATCATCGGTGTTATCGGTATCTGATACTAAAGAGGTATTAATGGCAACCGCGGCTAAGTTGTCTAAAGCTTTAGTGGCCCCACCGCCGCCAGCGGCTACAGCCGCGTCAGTGTAGGCCGTGGTAGATAACTTGGTCGAATTATCCAGAGGTGCTTGTGTCGTTCCTATAACAGCGCTAGCTAATGTAAATGTCGGGGTATTATTGGCTGTTAATGTTCCGAACGTCGTATATGCTAAACCATCAACATCATACGCTTGTAGTAATAAAGTATTGCCGGCGCCTTCGCCTGTTTTTAATGTCGTTGTGTAGGTGTCTTTAAATCTAAACGTCGCACTACCTAGACTTCTAAGATTGTCTGTATCTGATAATAATTCGGCATTGATAGCCACTGAGCCTAAGTTATCTAATTCTTTGGTCGCGTATGAGCTTGGAGAATTTGTAAATTGTGAAAAAACAATAGAGTCTACGCCCATTGTTACGACTGTTGCGGTTTGAATCCAAGATGTCGTCCCGTTTACCGTACCGCCGCTAACAATAACAAAGGCGCCCGGTAATACCTCTGCCGCTGTATCAAAATCAGTTCCTCTCGTGAGTACCCAGTTTGTCGCGCCTGTACCCACTGTTGTGACTGTATAAATACCATTTTGAAAATCTGTCGCTTGGTCTTTGATAAGTATGCGATCGTTAACACTTGTTGCGTATCCGTCGATAGAAAATGCTGCTTGTGCGCCGTTGTTTGTAAGCGTAGCGCCTACGCCAGCCGCCCCATTTGCATATATAACAGTTAGCGTAGCTGTAGAGGCTGCAACACAAGCTTGCTTAACAATAAGCCCAGCCCCGGCGGCGTCTACGTATTGTCTAGTCGCAGCCCCAAGGGCTACGGTTGGGTCTCCGCTTAGAACTAATAACCCTGTCATTGTGTCGCCGGCTTCTGAAACCGGAACTACATCAACACTTGTCGTTAAGACCATTAGCTCGACTCCTAAACTATGTTAAATGTCCCGACAGCGCTTTCTGCTTGCCAGTTTAAACTTGTCGTTACGCATATTAATGTTATTGCCGCGCCTGCTGTTGTGGTGGTTGTTGTCCCGCCTATGCCGACAGTTGATATCGTGGCGCCTAGCTGAACGCTTTGTCCAGCTGCTTGAACAATATTAAATAAGCCGGTTCTGCTTAATAGCTGTATTTTGTCGCCGACCGATGATACAGGTGGCAGCGTCATATTTATCGTGCCGCCCGATGAGCATAAGTATCCGGTATTGACCGACATCGTGGCATCTACAGCAGCGGCAACAAAGGGAAGCGTTCCTGAAGGCTCAACTAAAACGCCAGTATTTCCAAAGAAATAACCTTCATTGACCCCTGTGGCTATAAAGCATGGTACAACCACTTCGCCTATCGCGTTTGGCTTGCCGGCTGTAAGAGCGCCGGCGGTTGCAGCATCTAGGTAATATAAATTTCCAGCGACTTTGGCAACTGCTAAATTATTTAACCGGCCAATTTGGCAGAGGAAAAATGAATCAGCGCCAGATACAGAGCTAACCATTCCGCAAACGGCTGCGTTAGCCTCACTATCAGCCTGAGCCTTTACATAAATAAGTCCGGTAAATCTTAGGACATCGCCTATTACAAATCCATGAGCAACCTGATTAATGGGTATTTGTAGCTGACTGGTGGCGAGTAGCCGTGCTGAATATGCCATTTATACATTAGTCCCATATAATTTAATCGTTCCAGATGCTATATTATTTACAACGCCAGTTTTGTCAAAATAAAACCGTATAGCGTCTATTATTGCCGTCGACCGCCTCATTCCATGCATTGTGTCGCAGCCCATTGCACCGCCGTTAAATCCAAATATAGATGTTGTGTATGATACGGCATTAAAGATTAATGATTTATTCGTTACAATATTTGATGGATTTATTATTTCTATAAAACCGCTTACTCCGCCATTTGCTATTACGTTTGAACAAGATCTTGCTGAATCAAGCACTATTTTCGTACCAAAATTCGGATCTGAATAAGTGGATGACCCAGCAGAATATGAATAATTTGATGCGCCAGAATCAAATGTCACCCCATTGTCTGAAGATGTTCGTATATTTGATTTTGATGCGTCCGTTGTCGGTGTAAGATTTTCTAAAACTATTTTGTATCTATAATATCCGGTCATGCCAGTTACATCTAACTCAGGAACTCCGGCGCCGACTGTTTGCGTTGATATCAACGTCCATCCAGTGCTAACACCTGGAACAACTGGTATTTCTTCTGGTTGGGTTTCTTGTATGTACCCATCTGTTGCGCTGCTTGATATATAAACTTGTTTAATAAAATGACCCGTTGTCGTGGGTTTTGTTACTGTCATTAAACCGGCTGTTATTGGGCTTAAATAATAAACAGTGGCGTTAGCTTTACCGACTATAAAGCCAGACTGGTATCCATTCGTTTGTAATATAAAATTATCAGCATCTATTACATCTATCACAATTCCAACAGCGCTAGCAGTTGCCAATACGTCAGCTCGTGCCTTTGTATATACGTTAGCAGCTGATAGATAAACGACATTTTCAGCTACTAGGCCGTGACCTACTTGGTTTACATTCACAATTACGGGGCTTGATTCTGTTCCGGCCGCTATATCTGGTTCGCCACCGTTTATAATCCCACGATAATGCCTTAACCAGCCTGTTGTGGCTGTCTCGGCATAAAATACGGGTAATGACACTTCTAGCAGCCCGCTAGGCTCTACAAGCGTATGACCGCCGGGTGTCGATGCTGATAGGAAATAGATGCCGCCTAGGGTTAATCCAGCAAATACGCCTGTATCAATATAGCCAACCATGGTTAGCGTAAAGGCATTGGGGTTAATAACAACCGTGACCAAGCCAGCCAGCTCAGCGTTAGCGGCTGAATCTGCTTGGGCAACAACGTAATCACCTACCGCATCAATTCTGACGTAATCACCTACTGATAAACCGTGTGCAGCTTGAGAGATATTTTTAACAATCGTTGACGCTGTTGTTCCTGAGCCTCCAGACGCAAACAACATCGTTGTTATATCATCGATTGGGTCGCCTAAATCGCCTCGACCTACCCAGACATGACCATCCGGCAGCATTGGAAGGATACGTTTAAAGGGGCGTGCAATCTCTGATACAAGCTCAGAATGATTATAATGGGGTGTAATTTCGTTCCAGTACGTATAACTTTGCTGCGCCATTATTGTTTGTTGGTTTAGCTGGTCATTTAACGCTACTGTAAAAGGATTTAAATCTTGGAATACTGAAGCGCGCTCAATAGGCTGTACGCCTTCCATGGTGATAATGTCACCAATCGTAGCACCAGCCGTTAATATGATTGTTCCGCCGGTAGCCGTCCCAGCTCCTGTAACCGTATAGTCAACGCCTAGCGTTAGCAGTCTTCCGGCCGTTGCATCATCGGCAACCTGGCCAACAGGTGTTAGGTAAACATCTATATAGGCGTCTGAAAAAATAGGGAAGCCATAGGTAAATGTTACCTGACCATTGAATGACGCTACGTCCTGGTCTCTCTCTGGGTTGCTATTAATCGCGATGGTCATTCGGGTGAGGCCTCCAGCCCAAGATGCTCAGCGAATGATTTGCCGATCATTTTGCTTAATTGATGTGTGAATATGTAATTCTGATAGGGTAATAGACGTATCGCTTTTTGGACGTCTTTTTCTTTGAAATTTACATCGTCGAAATGTGCAAGTTTGCTTAATAAATCGACACTATCTTCAACCAAACCAACGGATGGTCCAAGAAGAGTAGACATAGCCCCACGATTTCTATAGCGTGTGACTTCTTGGCCTGGTATGACGCGCAGTTTGTTCAAAAGGTTATATCCATTACCAAATACGCCCAGGATGCCTGAGCGGTCCATCGTCTCTTTAAACAGATTATCATAACTATAATCTATTTCTTCGCCGCGTATTAGTCTATTTGCGGTATATCCGAGCAATGACATGACGGATATCATCATAAGCCCCTGCATGAACTCAGAATCTCCGCGCTGAAGACCTGGAATAAGCATTCTAGAGGTCGCCGCATAGCTATATCCCTTCAACTGGAATATTAATTTTCCCCAAGTCGTGTGAGAATAAGACGGCTTTCCGCCTATAGGTGCCTGATTAACAACGGTCGCATCTACTTCACGCGTAATAGCTCGCTTGAACTCCGCAAAAGCTCTTAATGAAGCGTCGTCACTATCCCATTTTGAATAGTTAACCCAATAGCTTCCGTTCGTTTTCCCGCCATGCTTCTTCATTTGCTTATGAATAATTTCATAATTCTCTGGCGATATGCCCAGCTCATTGAGCCTGTTAGCCTCTTTCGGTTTAATCGTCCCAGTGGTTTTCCAATCATTAATAGCTCTTAATGTTCGCCCAATAGAAGTCTTACCAGCTATGAACTCCATGGTGTCAGTCCATTTATTCATTAAATTCGCATTGCCATATGATTGAGACATGTAAGACAAACCTTTATCTGTGGCTGTCAGCGCTCTATCGAGCATTCCCATTTCATTCGCGCCTACATCCTGCTCCATCATTCCCTTGAGCTTGTACCCCTGAGCTGTATGGCACGTGAATGCCAAATCTTTTAGCAGGTCTTTATCATAGTGGCCATGCTCCAAAGTTTTAAGCATAGGGACCAATCCTTCCCATATGACTCTAAAGAAGCCTTGCTTCATTCCGATTGAGCCTATATCAGGAAGCGCTGACAATGTCACAAGCCCCATGAGACGTAAATAATTAAAGTTGCTCAAGTTCTTTACAAATTTAGCGCCTGTCGCGTCCATGACATTAACACCGCCGCCATAGATTCCGCCAAGCATGTCAAAGACCGCATTAATATCTTTTTTATCTTTCTGATATTTCTTGTAAAGCTTTTGTTGTTTGCTAGGATTAGCTTCAACCGCTGCTTTGTAGTCGTCTTCTAGCGCCTGAATCTTAAATCCTCTAACGTTAGAGCCCTCTATTCCTAATCGCTCGGCATATCTCAGCATGGCGATATTAGGCGCTGTAGCATTCATGAACATGGGGGCGACGTCTAAGAATGAGGTAACCAACTCATCTTCTATTTCAATATCATCAATGAGAAATTTTCTCTCTTTAAGAACGTTAGGTTTGCCGCCAGGAAGTGATGCAAGAATAGGGTTTAAATTCTTATCTTCACCCATGCCAATAATGTTATCGATTATTTTATCGGCCTCTATGCCGTAATAATCGGGATCCATTATTTCACGTATCTTACCCTTGCTTGTCAATAAGGAATCAGGAACAAGCGCACCCAATCTTTTTTCAGCTTCTTTAAGTAATTTGCCTCTGCCTTTAGATTTCTTTGATTTTTTTAATAATGCGATTTCTTTTTGAATAGCATCAATTTGCGGTTTTAAATCTCTTAATATTTCATCATTTCTTTTTATATAAGCTTCAAATTTAGCGTGGGCTTTTGCTCGTCCTGTTGGATCTAACAATTTCTTTTTATTATAAACCCGCATAAAATAACTAGCTGCTGTTTTTACTGATACGTCCGGTGTAAATACACCAAGCCTTATATATTCTTGTTTAACGGGCTCAAAAAATTTATTAACAACTAAATCTGACGCCTGTCTTACTGCTGCGTTCTCACTTTCTTTTCCCGTTACAACGCTACGCCAAACTTGTTTTTCAAAATCTTCTAGCTTTAATCCTTCGTGCTCTGTTAATACAGTTCGAGCAATTTTAAAAGGACCTTTATTAATCCCTGCCTGTTTGTAAAATATATCCTGATAATCAATTAATAATTTCTGCATGCCACGTTTAGCCGCTTTTATTTCTGATTCAACAGATATGCCTTTTGGCATAGCAGCACGCTCGACTTCCGCATAAGAACCGTCTGGATTAAGTAATTTTCGTTTTCCAGGAAGGTTGGCATTTAATATCATATTATGCTCAACCATTTCATTGATAACAGCCCGAGATGACCCAAATGGGGAAAATATAAGCCGGCTCATAGGAGTTAGCCATTTGGTTGTATACCCAAGGAATTTGCCCGCAGCCGCTGTTACGGACCCGCCATAAAGGCTATTGAGATCTTTCTCTAGTGCTGGGTCTCGTACCTTAGCGGCTGATAAACTTTGCTCTGGTGTGAGCTTAGGGCCTACTGGGGCATCATCAGCCATAAGCGCTGTAACTTCTTTCTTAGCTTTGTTGAATATTGGACCGTGTGCAAAAGCACCACCGAGGCCGCCAATCACGCCACCAACTAGTCCAGCTCCAACAATTTCGTACATAGAGTCATCTATTTCTGCCGTCAATTGCGTTTGATGTTTTACTATTTGCTCTATGGTTGCCGCTCCCATAGCCGCCTTACTAACGGATAATGCAGATTTTGCTATCCCTGCCGCTGCTTTAGCGCTTTTAAATAAGATCCCACCAGGAAACAATAGAGTTGGGTCTGTTGGAAGCTGCACTAAAGATGAGCCAATAGAGCGCCAAGGGCTGTTAGCCATTGCCTCGCTATCCACTTCCTCTGCCCTTAATTGTGCTGTCAAGGCTTCTGCATGCGTTGGATTCTTTGTAGCTACGTACTTATCACCGTGCTTGTCATATAAGTCTAACGGGATGTAATCCATATAATTATAATCAGGCACATTTAAATCTGGATTATCAAATTCATTAAAGTCAGTAGAATTAATCAAGTTTCCGATAATATTGCGACGTCTAAATACGGCTCCAAATACGGGCGCGTCGGGCGGTAATTCTGGCATAAAAGGACGTTCAGTTGGGATACTTAAAGGCTGTAACATATCAACATTTAGCGCATATGACGTGCTAGGGCTGTGAGCTGCGTCAGCTTCAATGTTTTCAGGGGAAGATATCTCTTCTGGCTCTAGCACTTGGTTATCTAATTTTTCTGGCTCTCCCATTCCCATTGATGAGGTTATCATTTTGTTACCTCATTTAATGCAGATATTTTCCTATTGATATCTTGCTCAACTAATTTTGATTTAGATTGTAAATTCTTCTTAATAAATTCATCTTCAGATTTCTTTCTTTTTTCATATTCACTTTCTGTCTTTTTAGGTACTTTTGCATTGTAGTATGATTGTGGCTTCGGAATACTTTTAACAACAGGCTCAATCGCTTCTGGATTTTGAGATTTAAATTCAGCTCTTAATAGTTGTATAGCTTTATCATCGTATGATTTCTTGACAACATCTTTATAATATTCTGGTACTACCTGAGATATTGATTTAAATTGTATAGACGGTATACCAGAACTCACATTTACAGAGCCTCCAGTATGCGTAAATTCACCTGAGACATATAGCGGTTGAGGGATACCAAAGTCATCTTCAAAATAAAATTGGCGCTGGTCTCTTGACCTATCTTCCAAATCTGTACTTGGGTTCATTAGGAATATTTTTCTATTCTTACCATTTATTTTTAACTGTATTGGTACTTCTTTTCCTTTTTCATTAACCATAATTGGTTTTTCAACAAAATCTTTTTGTTGTATTTCATTTAAATTAGGTTTTTTTATTCCGTCTGGCCATTCTACAGTATAGGCCGTTGGATAGCCCTTCTCTTTTGCATACTCATAATTTAATATAATTTCATTTGCTGCAGTAGCAATTTGATTTTTAACAAATATGGGATTATCTATATATTCCTTTGTTTTTTCTATAGGATTTTTTGTTACATCATATTTAGGAATAAATTCAGATTTTCCAGAATTAACATTCATATAATTTTTTGTTAAGTCTGTAGCAACATTCTTATCACCAGAAAGATTATAAAATGTATCAAACACTGATGTTAAGTTGTTAAACTGAGGCTGAAGCGCTGGGTTAACAAATTTTGTATCATAAATATCTTTATACAATCCCTTATAAAACCCAGTCTTATGAAGGTCTGCTAATTTTTTATCTATTATTTTTTGTGTGTAATCATCTCGCGGCGCCACAGATTTAGTAGCATAGTCACGTATTTGCTCAATATTTAACGTTGTGTTCCCATAAAGTGTTTTAACTAAATTATGATAAACCTGCGTCTCTTTAGGTAATAGAGAATAGGTTTTAGGGGCCACCCTTAATAAATGGTCACCAACTTTTATGGCATCCTCTATATCGGCCGGCGTTCCATATTGTAACTTATCACCAAACTTTCTAGAAAAATGATTTACATTATACGGTAATGTTGACGCAACACTTGCCTCAACTGTTAAATCGCTCGGAATAACCATATCCGGATTAGCTTCTTTCTGCGCCTTTAATCCTTCTTTAATTTGGTCTGACTTTGAAGTGTGATACTTTTCTAAATCACCTGTAGAAAAATTATATAACGCATCTGGATTTTGTGTTACTGCATTATCAATTTCTAATAGTTTTTGAGCTTCTTTATCAACTCTATTGGCAGCCTTAACCAAATCATCGTACATGTTAATCTTATCGTTGGGAGAAAAATGTCTACCCATCTTTGTCTGATTTTCTATAAATGTATCTAAATCTTTTGGCGTTTTAATTAAACCAGAATTAAATGCTAATGAATATTCATCTTGACCTAATTTTTGTGCAGCTTGATAAGACTTTCTATATTCATCTTTTTGTTGAAGCAATGTTGCTTGAACTGAGCTCCATTCTTCATGGGTTAAGTTGCGCGGCTTTTTCTCGCCTAATTCTTTTAAAAATATGTCCGCCTCAATTGGGTTTGCTCGAAGCATGTTCTCAAATTTTGATGAATATTCCGCTACGACCGTGGCCTTTTGAACCTTCTCACTTAGCTGATAAGCCTCGTATTCATTCATAGCCCCAATGCCAACAAGGCTTGATATACTGTCTCCTATGGACGCCTGAAGAGAGTTTACGGACTCCATATCACCATTAGCTATAGCCTCTTCTAAACTGCTTATCTTATTCGCTACAACGATTTGACCGCTTGCCTTGTTCTGCTCTTCCTTGAATGCTATCTCTTGCCGTGCTACCTGAAGGCCAAATTTATTTATTTCTTTTGCTAATTGATTTTTTACAGTACCTCTATATTGTCTATTAACAAAAGGTAATGTCTTTTCAGAGATGCTTTGCGCGCTTTGCATATAACGCTCGTATGCATTGCCTGATACTATATTTTCTTTACTAAGAGATGTGACTAATTCTTGATTTAATAGGTTGGTTGCTTCTGTATAGTGCAGGTCTGCCTCTATTTTATTGGCTGACTCCATTACATTTTTCGTTATATCAAACCCAATAGCAGCCGCCTGAGCCTGGGCTTTTCCCATATTCCCTATGGCTTCACCCAGACCACTAATGTCAGGCGGGGAAGGTTGTTCTATTTGTCTTTTATCTACAATCAATTCAGCCATTATCCACCACCTGCAAATAAACCAAGCTTGCTAACAAGGTCTGATGTTTGTTTAGCCGCATTTCCATAAGCGCCTGCATCTCTCGTATATTTGTTTATCTTAGATGACGCCAATGCTGACTCGGTAGATAGCGCTGTAAACTGTTGCTGCTTTGCTATGCTAGCTAGATCATAATTTACATTGGAAAGGCTCTCATTCTGTGCAGCTACAAGGCCCATCGTTCCGCCGAATCCAAGTCCGCCCATCGCTAACTGAGATGATATGTTTTGTCTGAAGGTTTTAGAACGCTCGTACGCTTGTTCCGCTGCTTTCACTCCAGCCTGCGATGATTGAAGCTGTATATTAGCTCTCTCTATGCTCGCCTGAGCCTTATTACTCTGCAGAGATGAATATAAACCAGCGGCAACAAAGGCTAATCCTAGGCTTCCTAATCCATTTGAGTTATCTGACATTATGATATCTCCACTACTAAACATATAGCCCTAAGCACCATCGGGGCTGGATAAGATTGTGATATTGTTATTTCTACTCTTGGATCCCATCCAGCATAGGTTGGGACGGTATAAAAATCCGACACTGGAGATGGAACGCTAACTGTCATAAAGTTGCCCGGAACCGATGGTTGAATTGTAATCCCCTCAGCTGTTACACCTAAAGAATTATAAACATCTACGTACATACGTTTAATATTAGCAGCTTCGTAGACATGATACCCGTCATTAAGAAAGGCAAATATCGGCATTGGAACTACGACCGGCGTGTAATCCAGCCCAACGT